ATGAAAGGTCAAGCAAAAGCATTAGCAGATACACCGTGGGGTGAGTCAGTGCAATTAGCTAATCAATACGGTGATGAACTTGAAAGGCTTGGTGATCAAGCGCTTGAATTAGGCTCTGAATCTGGATTATTTGCTGGAATAACAGCAAGATTGTCTGATGTGTCATTAGGTTTTAGGGGTGTATCTCAAGATATAAAGGGCTTTGGTCAAATATTTGCTGATGTAACTGATGAAGAGCGTATTACGTGGCTTGAAGATCAAATTAAATTACTTGAAGATGCGTCAAAAGCTATGGGGGATTCATCATTGCTACAATTTGGCGATTGGGTGGACGGTTTGTTTGATGAAGATATACAAGCTAACCTAAAGCAATATAGAGTAGAATTAGCAAAATTAAAACAAGATTACAAAGATAGTGGCGCTATTGTTGTCACATTAGGCGACCAAGAAACCGACGCTTGGCTGTCAGCATCTCAAGGTCTTGAGGAATATATAAATATAAATAAAGGTGCTGGAAAAGAGCAACAAGAACTACAAAAGGTTGGATTAAAAACGGCAAAGGGTCTTGAAGATGCTTTTGTTAATATGGCAATGGGGGTGAAGGTATCATTTAAAGATATGGCGCGCTCAATACTTGCTGACTTAATAAGAATTCAAGCTAAAAAAGTTGTTGTTGGTCTAATTGGTAGTCTATTGCCTGCCCATACTGGAACGACTGAAGTTAAGCATACTGGTGGCGCTATTGGTTCAACGAGAATACCATCATTCCATACTGGCGTTAGAAGCGATGAACGATTAGCTAAGCTACAAGTGGGTGAAGCTGTCATTAACCGTGGTGGCGCTGCTAAGAATAGAGGTGCTATTGAAGCTATGAATGCTGGTATGTCTGTTGGTGGTGGTGGCAATGTTACAACTGCTGAGATTAACTTTAATGTTCAAGCAATTGACGCTTCATCATTCAATAGTTATCTTGTAAATAATAGAAGCACGATTGAGGGTATCATCAATTCATCTTTGGCTACGAATGGTTCAGTGCGTAGAACTATCAAACAGACTATCTAATGGCATTAACTAATTTATCGTCTGACTTGCTTAATGGTCACAGCCATATTCAAGTCGAAGAATTTATGAAGCAAGGTAACGCGCTTCAATTTAACTCTGGCAAAAACCAACGAGTTGTCAGAAACACACTTCCATCAATTGAATTAACGATCAGTTATAAGAACATTGATAAGACTAAATTTGATAATCTTAAGTCAGCTTATGAAATAAATCATTCTAATACGTTTGAATTATCTAATACAAGCCAAGAAACACTATCAGAAATAGACGCAAGATATAAATATATAGCAGGTTCTAACGCTTCAACTTATGCCTTTAGAGAGTTTAAATTCTCTGTTCGTGTTGATTTAAAATATACTGGCACGATCAAGCTAATATCAAGCGTGTTCTTTGATTATCCAGAATATCAAGACTTATTTACTCAAGCATCAAGCTATTCACCAGTAACAACAGCTGACACAGGATTCATTACGTTAATGGAAACAGCAACGCCGTATCAAGTGAACTATGAGTATCTATCAACGTCATTATTTTCTAATATTGGACAATCAGCCAGACACATTAAAGATAGGGGTGGACTGCGTAAGAAATGGACGTTATCGTGGTTATTATCTGAAACTGTATTCTTAGCATTGCTGAAGTTCTATCGTATGCGTGGTGGCATTATGAGTGACTTCGGTATGCCAGATAGTGGCGTTATATTGACTGAGTATTTAAAAACTGAAGCTGGTTATTTTATAACAACTGAAGCTGGCGATAAGCTAATTACTGAGGGTGCGGGTGCTATTACTAAAGCTATATTTATGAAAGATTCGTTTAAATATGATAGAAATATAAACGGCTTGTATTCTTGTAGAGCAGATATTGTAGAGGTATTATGAGTAAAAATTTAAGTAATTATGTAAGGTCTGATGATGCGTTTGCTATCATTCACTTGTTTGAATTTGATATGTATGATTTTGAGGGTAATTTAGATGAGGTGCTTAGATTTACTGACCACGAAATGTTTGTTAAATACAATACTAATGATTACACGCCTTTGTCTATTACGTTTGATAGATTGAATGAAGATTTTAGTATGTCATCTGACTCGGTAAGCTTATCCATTGATAATATTAATGGTGAACTAACAAGGGAAGCATTAGCATCTGAATGGCGAAACAATAAGGCACGAATTATTAGATTTATCTATACGCCCAATGCTCAAAGCGATGGCGCTGATTATTATGATTACGGTATTATTCATTCTGAAGATATTAATAATTATCCTTACATTCATATGGACGATTTTATTACTGCTCAAACTACTGATGCTTATTATCTATTTAATGGCGTAATTGATACATTTAGTGCGACTGAACAAGCATTAACGGCTACACTAACAACGCCGTTTGTTCATTGGAACAAACCATACCCATCAAGAACGTATAATCAAAATGAATTTACATCTATTGTTGGCGCTATGAGCGATATGGTTTACTGGGGCAGACAGAATATTGTTTAATAAGGGGTTAATATGGGTATAGGTAACATTTTCAAAGCTATTGCTGGAATAGCATTAGTTTGGTATGCTCCACAACTTGCTATTATGGCGACTGGAGCAATGGGCGTTGGCGCTTCGGCTCTTGCTTTTTATGCTACAACTGCCGCGATTACATTAGTCGGCGCTTCTATAACTGGCTCGGCATTAGCGCCAAAAATTGGGGATGCATTTGGCACAGATCAATATGCTGGGGTGAAATTACAGACACACAAGTCTAATACAAACCCAGTTCCAATTATTTATGGTGAGCAACGTATTGGCTCAAATATTATCTTTCAAGAAACTAACGAATATATCTCTGGCTCAACTAATAAAGATTATTGGTCTATCCAAGTTATTGCAAACGGTGAAGTTGAAGAGTATTTGAAATTACACGCTAATGATGATGTAATGTGGGATGAAAGTAGCGATATTTGGCGTTTAAATGTTTACGACAGTCTAAAGGTTTACACAACATCTGGTTCTTCTGGGATGGATTTGGAAGATGTGGACTTCCCTACTGGAACGTCTGGGACAACAACGCAAACTGGGTCGAGTATCTTTGCCAGTTCTGTATTCCCCTTAAATAAAATAACAACAAATTTATCAGACTCAATAATGCCGTTAGCTTGGTTCTTTGATAGTGACATAAACCTTGGGACAAGTGCCGTTTCTGCTGGTGATTGGTTTAGATTTGATTTAAGTGAAGATAATGATTTAACCAATATTAAGCTGTATGTTAGAGGTAGTGGAACTATAACATCAACCGTAAAAATTCAATATTCCGATGATGATATAGCGTGGACTGACACTGGCGATAGTGCTACATTAGCAACCAACACTTGGAATACTGTTACAAATACACATTCTACAAATCATAGGTTCTGGCGTGTTTATGTAAACTCTTGGACTTCAAGCTATCCATTCTTATCAGAACTTGATATTAATTCAAGCACTTGGACTCGTTGTAAGATACCAGCTAATGTTGCATTTGTTGCTTGCCATCAAGTGTTTGATTCAGCAGACCACACATCATTGGATAATATTACGATTGATTTAAAAGGTAAAAAAATCAGAACAATAACTGACGCTTCTACTATTAGCACAACTGAAACATATTCAAATAATCCAGTAGAGATTGTGTTAGATTTACTTGGTAGTGCGTTAGCAATTGAAGATGCTGATATTGATACAGCTTCATTTTATCAAGCACAACAAGATTGTATTGCGAATGGGTGGACTTGTAACATAGTTCTACTTCAACAAGCCAACATTCAGTCTATTATTAATGATGTTTTATCAACTTGTAGAGGTCAAATTGTTCATTCTGGAACTAAGTGGAAGCTAAAGGTTGATACTAAATCTCAAACAAGTGTTAAGACTTTAGATGATGATGATTTTATTAACAATAGTTTAAGCATATCAATGCGTGGTAATGGTGATATTGCTAATAAGATTATATTGAAATACATTAATCCAGCTGATAATTGGCTTTCTGCTCAAGTAGTAAAAGAAGATACAACATTACAGTCTTGGGACGGTCAAACATTAGAAAAAACTTTAGATATTAAAGGTATCACAAATCAAACTCAAGCTGAAGAATTAGCAGAAATTACATTAAATACAATGAGGTACACAGAAGATGATATTGGAACACGTGTTAAACAAACACCTTTAGCGCTTTCATTCTCAACAACTGTTAAAAATGCTCATTTAGAAGTGGGCGATGTAATAACCATTGATAGTGATTTACTTGATAGAGATAGGAAATTTATGATATTATCCGTTGAAACAGACCAGAGCGGATTAATTCAGATATCAACAAGAGAGTATTGTGAAACACACTACAAAGATTCATCTGGTACATATTTAATTTAGAGGATATATTATGGCAATTACAACAAGAAGCGGCAAAGGCTCACCATTAACTCACAATGAGATGGATGCTAACCTTAGTGCGATTACAGAAAAAACATCAGCAACGGGTTCGGTAAAAGGTTCATCTGGAACGACAG